TCATCGCCGTTTACACGCCGACGAGCACCGCGGTGGTCCCGACCGGGACGCGCTTCCAGCAATTCGACGCGACGGCGTACCTCGACGGCGTCGCCGTGAACGTACTCAAGACCGTGACACTGAACGTTGGGCAGAACGTCGACCCGGACTCCTTCGTTATCGGCGGCGGCGGCGTTCGAGCAGACCTTCCAGAAGGAATCGCTGCGGTCGGCGGGACCATCGAGGCGCTCTTCCGTGACTCAGCGATTGTCGACATCGCGAAGGCGAACCAGGAGGCGGCGCTTCGTATCCGCTTCACTACGACCTCGACGGAGTTCCTCGAAATCGAGATTCCGGAGCTGAAGTTTCAAGAGAAGTCAGTGATGATCAACGGCCCGGCCGGGCTCCTCTACGACCCCAGCTTTCAGGGGTACAAGACGGACGCGACCTCGGCAATCATCGCTCGGCTCCGTACTCGCTGGCTCGACTATTCGGTCCAGCCCGCTGCGGACTTCTCATTGATCTAACGTACGCTAAGGCCGTTCTGGGACCATAAAGTTCGCAACTTTATAGTCCCAGAAGAACTTCATCCAAGTGGCAACAAGGGAGCCAAGAAGACATGTCCAAGGAAGCGAAAGCAGCGAAGACGAGCGCGGGCTTCGAGGGCTTTGTGGTCTCGCGCGCAATTGCTGAAATCAAGACGACGCGTATCACGAACGAGCACAAGGCCTTCGCCCGAACGCCGTATGCGAGCCGGAAATGGTTTGTCGAGGTCCGCTTTATCTCGGCGGCGAAGCTCGAAGAGGCGATGTCCGCGAGCCGTACCTCGAAGCGCGGCGAGGTCTCGACGTCCGGGGCTTATCGATCCCTTTTCATCGAGAACGTCCTTGAATGGGACTTCATCGGCGAGGACGGAGCTCCACTGCCCTGTGACGCTACGACGAAGGCTCTCGTCGCGAATCAGTTCACAAACCTCGCAGTCCGGATCGTCGATATCGCGGCGAACAAGGACTATGAGCTCTTGGAGGCGGAAGAAGAAGAGGGAAAAGACTAGCGGCCGCGTGGGAATGGACGCTCTCCGACCGTCCGAAGTACTGCGCGACGGCTTGTCGTCCGCACTTCGAGAAGATCGGAGAGCCAACCCCCTGCGGCGGCTGCGAGTTCGCTCGGCCCGACTCCGGTGAGGAGAACGCGTTTTTCGAGAGCATCTTCTCTCTCGTCTTCGATTGTCGCGATGGCGACGGAGCTCTCGTCTGGAACGTCTTTCTGGAGCTTCTCGACTTGGAGGGACTGAGCGAGGAGCAGAAGCGGCTTTTCGTCCGGAAGGCTCTCCGCGTTGAGAAGATCGTTAGGCGGCGTCAGTTCGAGGACGCGGCTCGACGATCGGAGGAAGCGAAGAGCGCAGCCAAGGCGAAGGCGTAGCTTTGGCTTGATCTGGTCCCGGGCAATCCATGCGCTCGGGCAAGGAGACCCCACCGACGATGCAACAGCTCGAGCCCCTCATTCTCCGCTTCGACGTCGACGACAAGGGGTCGGTTAAGGTCGAGAATATCGGCAGAAACGTCGACGCGCTCGGCGACAAGATGAAGACGACCGAGGGCAAGGCGAAGGCGACGGGGACGGCCTTCGGCGGCCTCGGCGCTTTCCTCTCACGCGTTCCCGGCCCGATGGCGGCGGTTACTGCCGGAGCCAATTTCCTGACGGGCTCTCTCGTCCGTCTCCAGTCGGTCGTTTTCTCGCTGAAGACCTTCTTCCTCGCGCTTACGGGCGTGCTCGCGGCTTACTCCTTTATCTCGGCCGCATCACAGGTCGAGCAGTACGAGCTTCGGCTAAGGCAGCTCACGGGTACCGTCTCAGAGGGGAATCGAATCTTCGCAGACGCGGCGAAGTACGCCTCGACCGTCTCTTTCGCCTATAACGACGTGCTCGAATCCGCCGTGAAGCTCCGCTCGACGATTGCGGGGACTCCGGAGCAGGTCGAGACGCTTCTCCGGCTTTCCGGCGATATCGCGTCGACCTACGGGATCAAGACCCTGTCACAATCGACGGACCAACTCGTCAGGGCTTTTGCAAGCGGTATCGGCTCGGCTGACCAATGGCGCGAGCAGGGCGTAGCGATGGGGCTCGGCTTCCAGCAGGGCGTCACGTACACGACGGAGGAAACGGTACAGAAAATCAGCGACGCTTGGCTCGGCATGGACTCGAACATCCGGGGAGCGAGCGCGAACCTAGTCGACACGTTCTCCGGGCAGATGTCGATGCTTGGAGACAAGTGGTTTCAGTTTCGAGCCATGGTCATGGACGCAGGCCTCTTCGATCTGGTCAAGGACTCGCTCGCCGGGACAAACGCCGTTCTCGAGCTCTGGATAAACAACTCGAAAGAAGCTTTCGGGCAAGGGATGAACACGCGCGTTCAGACGCTCCGCGGGAGCTTGGAGCAAGTCGGCGACGTTATCCTGACGACCGCGTCCGGAACCTACGCGGCTCTCGCGCTCATCCTCGATATCATCGAAGGAATTGAGCGCGGAATCTACAACATTGCGCTCGCCGGGGCGAAGGTCCAGCAGACATTTGAGGCGACGGACAAGAAGGTCTCGCCCACGCTGAGCAAGTGGTTTGACCCGACTCCAGCCTTCGAGCTCGCCGACTTGGCTGCGCGCTCCGCTCGGGATAACCCGGGCACGCCGGTATTGGCGAGGGCTGCAGCGAGCTCGATGACGAAGGATGGGTCGATTGGCTCTTTTCTTCGTCGACCCTTCCTCGGAAACCCGAACGCAACCGGCGGGCAGGCGGCGGAGGAGGGCTCGAAGCCAGGCTTTACGGCGGCGGACAATATCCAGCTCCTTAACGAAGAGCTCAAGCGCCTCGACGATCAGGCACTCAGCCGCAATTTCAACACGAACCTCGCGGAGAGCGCGAAGACAATCGAGGCAATGAAGAAGTCCCTCCGCGAGGCTGGCTCCGTTTTCAAGGAGGCCTTCAACAAGGAGGGCGCGGCGGCCGTCGTCGACAACGCTGAAGCGCGCGAAGCCGACGCGGCGGCGCTTCTCTCGCTCGTCAAGGCGCAGGCAGCGGCCGAGGACGGTGCTATTGCGGCCATGCAGGAGCGTCAGAGCCAGATCGACTCAATCGTCGGCCAACTTACCGGAAGCATCGAGGACATGAGACGTAGGAGCCTTTCAGGCTCTTCTTCAGGCCTCCAGCAGCTCTTCGAGGAGGATGTCCATGCGCTCCGCCGAACGATGGAGGAGCTCGGCATATTCCAAGAGTACGAAAGGGAGTTCCTCGAATATCGCGCGGCCCTCTGGGAACAGACCTCGGAAGCAATTATCCGCGCGATGCAGATGGAAGAGGAAGAGCGTCGTCGGCAGCTCTACGAATCCGACAATTACTTCGCCGGACTCAAGGGCGGCATCGAGAACTGGGCCGACGCCGTCGGCTCCGGCTACCAACAGGCGGCCCGCGTCTCGGAGGACGCGCTCAACGCGACGCGCAACGCGATGGCCGACTTCCTCGTGAGCGTCTCGAATGACGTCGGCGACATAAAGGAGCATTTCCGGAGCTTGGCGATATCGGTCGTCCAGTCGCTCCAGCGCATTGCTGCGCAGGCGCTCGCAACGGCGATCCTAATGGCGATCCTCGCTCCACTTACGGGAGGCGGCGCTCCCGTAGCCATGATGGCGCTAAACGGAATGGGCAATGCGGCTGGAGGGAGTGAGTGGGCATATCAGGCCGGCCCCCAGACCTACCATAGCGGTGGTCTCGTCAATAGTGGTCGAGGCCCGTCTCCAGACGAGGTGTCCACCGTCCTCCAACGCGGTGAGTACGTCGTTTCTCGCCGAGGCGTGGCGGCGCTGGACCAGATCAACTCGGGGAACGTCAGCGGAATCTCGGGGCGGGCACAGGAGCGTCAGGTCGAGCGCGTCTCGATCATCAGCGAGGAGGACATCCTGACCTTTGCCGAGCGGAGCGGTCGCTTTCGGCAGATGGTCGTACAGATCGCCCGTGAAGACGGAGGGATGAACTAATGGCCGTTATCGAAGAGGGAACCGCCAGCAACTTCTTCGACTTCTGGTCGAAGCTCGTCGCGTTCCTAACGGAGACGGCGAGGATCGGTGCCGGCGAGGAGTGGGTCGAGGAGGCCAACTCGACATCGGCTTTCACGGTCCACGGCGACGTCTTCCTCACGACGCAGAACACGGCTGGGGCGACGCTTTGTCTCGTTATGCGCTCGCGAATCGACTCCGGCTCGGGTCAGTACAACCTCTTCTTCGACGGCGCGACCGCCTACGATAGCTCCTCGGATTGGCACTCGCAGCCCGGGAGTATTTCGTCGAGTCACGGAGTCGACCTCCCGCAGCTTTGCCTTCAGGACACGTCGATGTCGTACCTCTTCCGAGGAGACGCGCATCACGTCGTCGTCCGGGTCCAGACCGGCTCGGTCTGTCAGATCGCATATCTCGGCTTCTTCTCGCCTTACTCTCCGCCGAGCGAGTATTCGCACCCCATCGTGATCGGAGCCTCCGGCGGCAATCCGGCCCTGCGCTGGAATACGACCTCGACGTCGGGAGCTCACTGGTTTCTGAATACGTTCTCGACTGCCGCAACGGAGACGGCCTTCACGGGGTCGAATGCTCCCTCTTGCTGGGTCAAGGGTCCGGCCGGTCTCTGGTTTCCTGGACGACGCATCTCGATTGGCTCGAACTGGAGCACGAACAACCGATTCGCGCTCATGATGCCACCGGCCCTTATGGCCGGCAATAACGGGTCAAAGACATCGACGAACCGCGTCCTCCTCGACAAGACGGAGGGCGGCGACTACGTCTTCCTCGAAATCACGCCTTACCTTCACGACCTCAATATGGATCAGGCGAGGATCGCCGGAAACGCCGTGCCGGCCGGGCTCCTCTACTCAATCCTCTGGGTCCCTGGCGATGCCCTGAACGTCGGTGACATCCTTCAGTACGGCGGCGACGACTACGAGGTCGTCTCGAACTGGGAGCTGAATCATAGCAGCGCTTACGCGGCAATTCTACGAGGTCCGACGCCATGACGCTTCACTACGAGAGCGGGAGTTCTAACGGTCAGGTCGACTTGGTCTCGAAGCTCGCGACCTTTGTCGACGTTTCGAGCGGCGGACAGTGGGAGCTCGTCGAGCACCTCGGCGTCGGCGCGGTGACCGGAAACCCAAGCGACGCGCAGGCGACGATACGAATGGCCTCGCCTAACGACGCGATCTATTTCCACTTTACGACGATGATCGGAAACGCTCGACCTCGGATGCGAATCCTTCCCTCGACCGGATTCTCCTCCGGCGTGATCGGGACCTCGCAGACAGGAGTCGCCGGGTCGGGCTCGACGCAGAACAAAGGGATTTCCATCCCGGAGTCGGCGGTCACGTTCACGTATCACTTCTGCGCTGGACCGACCTGGCTCTATGTCTTCATTCAATTCGCCGGTGGGGAGTATCAGCACTTTTCCTTCGGCCGCGTCGACCGCTTCCCGGGCGTCGACAATTCCTATTGGTGTCACGGCTCGGTTTCCTCGTCGAGCTGGACCTCTTCGGTGATGGACTACACCGACCTGACGACAAACTTCGGCCTCCCTTGGTACGAGAACCTATTCAAGGGAGGGACGGCGCAGCAGACGTCTGGCAACGCTTCAATCGGCTGGTTCTACCAGCACGCCGGGTCCTTCCTCGAAATCTGTATGGATACAGGCGTGGCCTCGGCGCGTTGCTTCACGAGCTTCGCGCGCAACGCGCAGACGCACCCGAACGGCGATGACGGCGAGGGGCTCGGGACCTTCTTCACGCTCGACCCGCAATCGAGCGCGGCCAATATTATCACTCCTCTTATGCCGGCATACATGATCGTGCCGAAGGTCGGACGCTCCGGCTGGTGGACGCTCGCGGGGGCTATCCCGGGAGCTCGCGCTTGCTGGACCGAGGCCTATGCCGAGAATGAGGAAATCATCGTCGGCTCCGACAAGTGGCGTATCTTCCCGGCGGTCAAGAGTCGCCGTATCGTCGGCTATGGGTCGGCCCGATTCATGGGCATCGCCGTTCACGTCGAAGAGTAAACAGAGAGGAGCTCGGTGTGGCGACTTACTCGGCCGCAATGCTGTCGGCCTACGAGACGGAACCGGTCGCGACGCCTAGCTCCGGGACGTTCTCGCCTCCGGTCGCAGCGCCTCCGCGCGACGCTTTCGTCTCCGACGCTCTCCTCGCCGGAGCGACTTACGTCGACGGCGTCTTCCCTGTTCGAGAGGAGGTCTTCCCGGCCTGGCTGTTGGAGGACTATGAACACTGGTACGAAATCGACGGGAAGATTCTCATCGCACCGGCCCGCTACGAGCTCGGCCTCGTCACGGACGATATCTCTCGCAGCGGCTTGATCTGGAACAACCGCGAGGCGGACGCCACGCTCCTCGTGATCGACGTCCTGAACCCTGTCGGCATTATCCTCTCCGGGATCGCAGAGGGGCAGGTTATTCCGGGGAGACAGGACAACGTTCACTCATACCTGATCATTCGCGAGGGTCCGGCCTCTATCGACTCGCGCTTCGAGTATCAGTTCGGGTCGGAGAACGTCGAGCAGACGATCACGGGCTTTCGCGGGGTCGTCTTCCCGTTCCGTCCTCGCGACTCCGGCTATGCCGAAGGTCGAGAGTGGTCGACAGACGTCTTCCGTTCGGACTCCGGGACGGAGCGGCGCGGGACGCTAACGAACGACACGCCTCCGAGGACGGTCGTCTTCCCTCTACGCTCGCACCGATTCGAGGAGCGCGCGGCCGCCGAGAACCTTCTACGCTTCGGCGCGCGCTACGCTTTCCTCGTCCCTCTCTGGTTCTCCGCTTCGAGGCTTACCCTCGCGACCGACGGGACGGAGACGGTCTCGGCCTCCACGACTGATCGCGAGTTCGCCGTCGGCGGCTTCGTCGCCTTGATTCGCGACGACGTCAGGAATCCCTTCTCGGTCGTCAGGCAGATCGCCTCGATAACCGGGAGCTCGATCACATTCACGGACGTCGTCGACGCGGCGCAGTTCGCGGTCGGCTCATGGTGTATCCCAGCAATCCCCTGCGCGCTTCCTCGCGGGACCAACTGGCGCGACGCGAGCTCTCGCTACGGCGACCTCGACGTGACCTTCGAGGAGCTCTAGCCATGACCACCTATCTCGGCTTTCCGGTCTACTCCCTTACGCCTCTCGACCGATTCGAGCACGGCCTACAGCCGAACATCGAGTTCGCTGGCGAGCCTTCACAAATACGGCAGAAGATCGCCAACGGGAGACCGGAGGAGGTCTTCTCCGTTCGCGTTATTCAGCGCTCGCTCGCGGAGCGCGCTGCTCTTCGGACCTTCTTCGATCAGCAGCAAGGGCGCACGCTCCCGTTCTGGATCGCCTCCTCCGTCGACGACTTCGAGACGGCAGAGCCTTCGAGCGTTGCGGCCTCTTCGCTCAAGGTGAAGAACAGACTCGAAATCTTCGGGCTCCTTTCGATCACGCGTCACGTCGAGAACACGAGGACGGGCGAACGCTGGAAGGTCCTCTCCTCGACCGAGACCGACGCGCGGGCGAACGTCGCGCTCAATATCGACCCGGCAATCGCGACGGCCGTCCTCGCTGGCGACGCTCTTCGTCGCCTCTTCCTTGTCCGCTTCGGGTCCGACTATCTCGAAACACGCCGAAGCGCTCTAGGCGTCGACGTCAGCGAGTCGAGGCTCTTCCTCGTAGAGGCGCAGGGGGAAACGCCATGAGCTCTCTCGTCAATCTCTACCGCGTCTCGGCTGGCTCCTACGTCTGGCGCTTTCACTCCGGGAGGGCGAGGCAGCTCGTCGTCTCCTCGCAGACGTATCTCGGGAAGATCATCACGCGCGGGCGTTTCGCTCGCGACTTCGGCGACGAGCGCTTCGATATCGAGACGACGTGGGACTATGAACCGTGGAGCTATTTCCGCAACGGCGCGAGCGCGGTCACGGTGAACGTCGACGTTCTCTCCTCTATCGCGACGCTCCTCTTCCGAGGTCGCGTGATCGCTATCGAGGCTCACAAGCGAGAGCGGCGACTAAAGGTCAGCCTCGGATCGCTCTCGCAGGTCGCGAAGGGCGAGGCCCCGGGCCATTGGCAGGGTCCTGACTGTCCATACGAGCTCTACGGCTCGACCTGTGGCGTCGCTCGCTCGGCTCATCAGGCGATCTTCCCGACGGGCGACGCTCTCGTAGCTGCGAACGGGCTCTCGATATCGCACCCGGACATCGCGCTTCAACCTGACGGCTACTGGACGTGGGGCTACATCGAGAACGGCTTCGAGCGAGCCTTCGTGACGAAGCACGTCGGCGATACGGTCTGGCTCTATAACCGCTTCTTCCAGCCGTCGACGACCGTCTTCGGCCTCTATGCCGGATGCGACAAGCGGCGCGCGACCTGTCGCGACAAGTTCTCGAACGTCGGAAAGTTCGGCGGCTACCCTTTCGTCCCGATAACGAACCCGGTCACGGACGGAGTCTGATAGTGAGCTATAGCGAGAGCGAAGAGAAGACGGAGACCTATGGAGAGAACGCTCTCACTCCAGAGGAGGTCGGCGTCCTTATCTCGGAGGCGCTCGAAGCGCTTCGGAGCAAGGGCGTGACCTCGGCCGTTCTCATCGCGCTCGTCGACGACGTCGGGACGGATTATTGCAGAATCGGCTACCGAGGCTCGACCTTCGCGGCTCGCGGTATGATCGGCTGGGCAATGGACTGGATACGAAGCGAGACGTCTCCCGAAGAGGAAAAGGAAGCTGATTAATGATGCTCTCGATGCTCGCAATCGGCCAGATCGCTTGGATCGCCATCATGGTCGCCGTCCTTATCCTGACGGCCGTCGCAAGCTATTTCCTAATGCGACCGAAGGCCTCGAACGAAGGCCCGGACGAGTCGGCTTTCGGTGAGTTCTCATACCCATCGGCCGACGAGGCGAGGCTCCGGCCGGAAGTCTTCGGGACGGTCAAGATCCAGCCGAACCTTATCTGGCAGGGGCGCGTCGAGGACGAGCCTTTCTACGTGAAAGTCTCCGGCGGCGGAGGCGGAAAGAAGGACGGCGGCTCCGAGGAGGTCCTCGCCGGTTACAAGGTCTATCTGCCGATGCTCTACTCCGTCGGCGGGCGAACCGACTCGCTACGCGAGATTCACGTTCAGAACGCTCGGCGCTGGTCCGGGAGCCTTACGACGAACGGCTCCTCTGCCTCCGTCCGGGTCGGACAAGCGGCGCAGGCGAACGGCTCCGGCGGCGAGGATAGCACGGCGCTCTATTTCAACGGGACGCAGACGTCGGGAGCTCACGTCGCGCAGGCCGGTGGCGGTGAGATTCCGTACCTCGGGACGTCGCTCGTCTTCTTCGAGTCGGCCTTCCTCGGCGATAACGCGACTTCAGCTCCGGCGGTTTCCTTTGTCGTCCGGCGCACAACGCTCGGCCTCGGCTTTGGTACGGCCGACGAGAGCATCGACGGCGACGCGAACCCTGCGCTCGTCGCGCACTACGTTCTCTCGAAGCTCGCGGAGGTCTCGACTGGGGAAATCAATCAGGCGAGCTTCGAGGCGGCAGCGGCAGCGCTCAAGACCGAGGGCATCGGCCTAGCCTTCTCGATGGAGAGGCCTCGCCTCATCTCCGAATGGATGACAGAGCTCAATCGCTACGCCGACGCGGTCGTCTTCCGGAGCGCGTCGACGGGACAGTGGACCTACAAGCTCATTCGCGGCGACTACGACCCGGGTGCCATCTCGGTTATCACGGATGAGCACACGCGAGGCCTCGTCCGAACGCTCCGGACGTGGGAGGACCTCCCGACGGCGGTCGCGTTCGAGTATATGAGCCGACGGACCTGGAAGCCCGTGAAGCGGCTTATCGTCAACTCTGCGGCCCGGAACGCGGTCGCATACGCGAAGGTCGAGAGCGTCGACCTAACGTGGCTCGGGAACGAGGACGCGGCCAAGCGCGTGATGGCCCGAATGCTTCGGCGTCTCTTCTACCCTCTCTCGGTCTACAAGTTCGAGCTCTCGCGCCTCGACTGGCCGGCGCTCAATCCCGGCGACCCCGTTCGGCTTACCGATTCCGAAATGGGGATCAATACCATCGTGCGTATCCTCGCTATTTCGGGCGACGGCGACAGGAATCAGACGATCACGGTCGAGGCGGTCGAGGACGTCTATGGCCTCGACAACTTCGAGGACCCTCCGCTCCCGGCGAGCGACTTTATCGGGCAGGACTACACGCTCACCGAGCCACCGGCCTTCGTCTTCGTACGTGACTCAATCCCGGAGTTCGCTCTCTCGACTTCGGTCTGCGCGCTCGCCTCTCCACCGGCGACGCAATTCGCAGATCGCTATCAGGTCCTCACGGGGGACGACATTCGCGGGCAGTTCCAGGTCGTGCCGACGGCCGTCCTCGACGCGAGCGGCTACCCGTCAACGGCCGGGGAGGTCGACCGCTCGGTCGGCTTCGTCGTTACGGGCGCGCTCGAAGTCGCGGCGCACGCGCTCACGGAGGGCGCGTGGCAGCGCATGGGACGCGTGGCACTGATCGACAGCGGGGGAGACAACTGGGAGCTCGTCGCCATCAGGGACCTTGTGGATCTCGGCGGCGGATCCTTCCAGGCCTCTGAGATCATCCGCGGGCTTGGTGGGACTCCGCGTCTCAATCACGTGGCCGGAGCTCGCGTCTGGTTTCTCCCAAGACCGGGCACGGCGCGCGATGGTGTCGTCGGCGTCGGCGGGCTCAATCTCGCCACGCTCTCGATCGCGCTCCGCTGTGGAAACCGGTACGCGACCGGCGCGAGCTCGATCACGTCCATGGCTTACGGGTACCGCCCCGAGACGCCGTACTCGCCCGTTCACCCCAAGGGTGAAATCGTCGGCCCCGACGTCAACCTGACATGGGTCGCTCGCCGGCGGCACCGCGGCGCTTGCGAGTGGAACATCGACAACACGGCACCCTTCGACGACGAGCCGGAGGGGACGTTTGTCATCACCGGGACGGGTGGCTTCGGACCCGTCGAGACGGACTTCCCATCGCTCACCATCGGCGGCTCCCCGCCGGTGCGAACCTACACCATCATCTGCAGGCTGAATGGTCGCGACTCGGGCGCGGCGCAGATCACCATCTGACAGGAGAGCACCACCATGGCAGTCCTCACCAACGGATCGAACACCGTCGAGATCGGTGCCACCACCTGGCGCGCTCTCATCAACGACAACTTCACCAGGACCGACCGCGTCTTGAACCAGCTTCTGACACGCGCCGTCTCGACGACGGGGGCCATCGCGGCCACGGACGGCACCGTCGTCGCCAATGCTGGGTCCGGCGCCATCGTTCTGACGCTCCCCGCCTCGGGAGCCGTCCAGGACGGGCACACGGTCCGGGTCCGGGTGATCGACGCCACGAACACCGTCACTGTTCAGCGTGCCGGCAGTGACATCATAGACGACGCTCAGACGAGCATCGTCCTGTCGACACTGGGCGGAGTCACCCTCCAATGGTCAACTGCGGCCTCTAGGTGGGTGAGCTTCTAGGGGAAATCCGTGTGCCCAGCGCTTCCCGAAACTTCGGCAGTTTATTGGACTTACGGGACGAAAGCAGGGCACACTACTGATTTGCGGAGGGCGTACTGAGGCGTTGTAAGTCTTGTGATTTCAGTGGAGCGAGAGACGGGGTTCGAACCCGCGACATTTAGCTTGGAAGGCTAAAGCTCTACCAACTGAGCTACTCTCGCCCGCCCGCGAGGAAATCGCCGATCTGGCCTCTGGCCGTCAACGGCGAATTCGAGACTCCGCTCACACCCTCAGGGGGTCTTGGTTGGGACTCTCGTGGGGGTGGACATGGCCGGAACCGTTGAGTCCGCGCCTCGCCACCATGAGGGCAGAGAGACGATCGTCCGCAAAAGCGCGAGCGGAAACGCCCTGATCAGCGCCCTCACGCCCGGGTACTGCAGCGCACGCTTTGAGTGCTCGGGATGCACCAGGTCCATTCCGCCGAAATCGCCACCGCGCATCTTCTCGGCCAATGATGCGCAGATCTCCGGGTGGGCTCTTGAGGCGAAGACGAGAACGTTTTGCCGGTACCAGTAAGGAATTCTCGCATCCGCCCAGATCCTTGGCCTCAGGATGTCAAACACCTGATAGCCCGATTCGTCGAACAGCCGGATCCAGTAACTTGGCCATTGTTCATTCTCGTGCCCCTGTCCCCCCTGGCCGG